CCGGTGCAGGGCTGTACAATGCAATTCTGTCCGGTGCAAACCTGCGAAATGCAAACCTGTCCAATGCAGGGCTGTGCTGGGTAGACTTGTCCGGTGCAAACCTGTTCAATGCAAATCTGTCCGGTGCAGACCTATATGGTGCAGACCTGTCCCATGCAAACCTGTACGGTGCATACCTATCCGGTGCAAAGCTGTCCGGTGCAAACCTGCGAGGTGTAGACTTGTCCAGTGCAGACCTGTCCGGTACAGACCTTGAAAAAAAGGTGTAAAAAAAGTTAAAAAGACAAAATAAATTTATTCCTTTAACTTTAAGGAACTAAAAATGAACATATGCTAATGATTAATTCAGAGAAGGAGCTTTAAGCTCTTTCTCTTTTTAATTCTCTTCGTGCAGATGGACATATACACTCAATTTCAAATCATACACTTTAAGGAGCTTTAAGATGAAAGTAAGAGAATATGTAGAAATGATTCTTGAAGAACAAGATGTTCTTTCTGTACGAGCAAAACTTGATGCCAAAAAGAGAGGTTTAACACATCAAAGTCATAATGTCTGGAAAGACAAATCAGGACAAAAATGGAAATGGAATAGTCAATTAAAGAAATTTGATAAAGATACAACAAGAAGAGCTCAGAAATATAAGAATAAAATTACTCGTGAAGCAATCTTAAAAGTCAATGCAGCAGGATTAAAACATCAAAATACCGGTACTTATTGGTTTTACTATACACCAACTCTCCAAATAGCTTATGATTGCGGTCAAATGGGGATAGATTTATCAACTTGCGAAGATGTAACGGCTTGGAGATATGGTAATCCGCCAGAAAGCTACATAAGCACTAATTATAGGGACAATAAATCAGAACGCGGGTTATCCTGCATGGCAATTTTAGGAGAAAGAGAAGTTGGAAGCGCAATATTTTTTAGAGACAGAAAGAAAGTTACAATGAAGGGATTGTTACTCCCTTATAAAGGCAGTGATGATGAACCTCTAATCCTTTGTTATGACGCTCCGAATTATGATAATTTATAATAGCTGATCATTTCAGAAGAACCATACGTTCCATCATCCTGCAAAACTTCACCTGTTCGTTCTTTTTGTTGTACCATTAAACCCAATTTAAAATCCCATGTGTTGATCATAAACACCTTCACCATCGCTACAAGTAACACTATAGGGAGTTAATCTTTTTCCACTGCTTGTTATTTTTCCTTTTACTGTGGAATAAATAAGAACCTGACCAAAAGCTCTACTGTCAATCCATTGGACTGGGTTGAAATATTGGCGGTTGCCTTAGCGACACCACTTGTTGATGATGGTGGCTGTTCTGGAACAGTTGACATACCTTTTGTTTCACAAAAAAGTAGAAAAATAAAGACACCAATAACAGCTACAACAGTCAAAGTTAAAATTTTCTCCATGATAAATCTTATCCTTTTTTATTTTTTGAAATTGAACCAATAAAACCACTTAAAATTAACAATGGCCCAAATATTCCAATAATTAAAATCCATTTTAAATGTTTTCCGATAAAAGAAACAATAGAATGGATTTTTTGACCAATTTTGTCACCAAAATCATGACAATTATCCATAATCTTCTGTATCCGTTCAACATCTTCTTTTTGAATCATAAGACTCCTTTGCTTTAAAAGTTTGAATAAAATTTCTCCCGGATATCAATGATACTCATTTTATAAAGATCTCGTCTTGGAATGCTTTTGATAAAGCTAAAGACCTCATTGTGAAGTGGTGTAAAGAGTGATCCTTTATTAATCTTATTTTCCTTTCCAGATCGAATATTTTCTACACACCTTCTCATATATTTCCAGAATTGATAATATGGTGTCTTGAGCTTAAACATATATCCATTGGAATCTTCAAAGACTAATCCTTCATGTTCAAATTGAAATATTTTAACCTTAGGATCATAAGAATCATTTAGGATCATATTATATGCATTTAAAAAATATTCCCAATTAATATAAGAAAGGCATTTTTCTTTATATTTAAATCCATATTCTTCGGCAACTCTTTTAACTTCTTCATACGGTTCTTTCTTATATTCAATGGTTCTATGAATAATGTCTAAAAGCCAAATATCTTCTTGTTCATATTTAATGATGTGTGGATCATTAATAGGATCTACCACCTCAAAGACCAAAGAACAATTATTTTCCTTAACATATTTCTTAATAGATTCTTCTTGTTCTTTATTGATCTTAGAGTAAAATATTCTCTTAAAATAATCAGGAAATTCACCATTAATCACACTTTTACTGGTAAGAATAAGCTCATCGATTTCTCCATTGTATCCTACAATCCCAAGAAAACCATTTACCTTAAAATATGATGTAATAGGAAACTGTAGCCGTCGGCTAAGAGCATCTAATTTAGTGTCTTCTCTCTCATTGATATTAAAAAATTTTGGGTAACTTCGAGCCACAATTTCATTAGTATTTGTATTGATAAACAATCCTCTGGCTGTCATTGTCCTTTCATTCCAAGTTGCGTCAAAGAATGCTTTTCTTGAAAAATTAAATGAAGAGATATTAAGATTATTTTTCTTCTCTTCAATTAGAGAATCTTGTCTCAAAATTTCCACCAACTCTTTAACATCTGTTGCCTCTTTAGGTGGTGTAATCTGAAGTTTCAATTCTTTTTTAAATATATCATTTTTAACATAACAACCCGTAATACCATGTTCCTGATCAATATATAAGATTCTCAGATGACCACCAAATTCAACTTTATCACAAAGATTAAAGCAATTATTATTAACCATAGTTGTTATTTTACTTCTGTTTCTATGACCATGAATTTGATAGATCTTTTTACCTTCATAAGTCTTCATAAAGATTTCATCAATATGATTTGAATCTTCGTATTTTCCTACACCTTTAATAAATTGACTGCTTGCTACAGTAATCAATTTTTCGGGAATTTTAGGAACTCCTCCATGGCTGATAAAGAATGTTTGATCGTGATAGGTAAAATAACTGATTTGACAAAGTTTACGACAAATTTCTCTGACCTTACTCTTTTCTATACCATATTTTTCAAGTTCTGGTTGGGTGTTGTTTTTAAATTCTGGACTTTTGATTAATTCATTATTTGCCCAATTCCAGAGATGAATTTCGTGATTACCTTCTAATAAGATTATATTCTTTTTATCATGAATCTCATAGAGAAAATTAATCATCTGAGCATTTTCAATACCTCTATCAATATAATCACCTACAAAGATATATAGGCAATTGTCTTTATTACCATTAATATCCCACCAAGATTTTAATGCTGTAAAACAACCGTGAACATCACCAATAACATAAATTTTTTCATAATTAGAATAATTATGCTTGCTAATATCATATTCTAATCTCTGGGAAATTTCTTCAATAGGTATCTCTTGAACATAATTAGGAATATTCTGAGTGGCAAAACGAGAATAGATGTTATCAATAACAGCTTCTGGAACTCTCTTATAATTTTCTCTCTTTGAGTTTCTTTCTTTTACCACCTCAATTGGAACATCTCGAGTTGAAATATAAAATAGACGATAACGATATTTATAGGCGAGTTCCTTATATTTTGAAAAATCAGAAGATTTTGAGTGAACGGCATCAATGATGGTAAATTCACCCCGTTCCATTCTCTTTTCAAGAAGATCAAAAAGAGTAGTCCAAACATATTTATCATTTTTTTGAGAAATAGCAAGATCACCATCTATTGTCAAAACGGGAGATTGACAAAGCAATCGAATATTATCAGCACAGAGAGTATATTGAGAAAGTTTATATTTCTCAATTAATGTTGACTTACCCGATCCTGGAGCTCCTGTCATTAACCAAAGTTGTCGCATTATTTATTCCTTTTATTTTTAATCAATTTCTTTTTAATTGTTTTAGGCTTTTCATCAGAATACAATCGTTCTGCAATTTTAAATACCATTGTTATTTCAGGCATAATGTTAAATTCTCCACATTCTTTTAGTTCCAATACAACATCATCATCAATCCAAAATGTAACCTCTGGATCTTTAAATCTTTTGGCTGATCTTAGTATTTTTATCAGTTCAGATCTTTTCATTTATGAATCTCCTTATCATAAAAATTATTAATTATATAATAAATTTTTAAATCAATAAATAAATAATTTTGTTTTTTTTATAAATATTTTTAAAGAATAGGTCAAAATGATACCAAATTTTTATGGCAATAAGACAATTGAGAACGTCACAATCGCTCTTTTAGACATGTTCAATGACATTTATGTTCAAGTCTTAACCTCAGCTGGTGATGAGGTACAGAATTATCGAGTTCCTATCACCGTAGGTCCAAGGTCAAAATTATACGATATCCGAAAAGAAGGATATACCAGCGAAGGTGGAACAAAATATTATCTTCAACTTCCAAGAATGGCATTATCATTTCCTTCTCTCTCTTATGATCAAAATAGGGCTTGTGCCACTAATAATATACGATATTTTTACGCTACAGAGCTTGAAGTCCAAGATATGGATACGTTTATTACAGACATTCAACCAACACCTTATAATTTTGAATATACCTTATCTATTAGAACAAATACGATGACAGAGTGGACTCAAATTGTTGAGCAATTTTTACCTTTCTTTAATCCTGCAGCATATATTAGAATAAGAGAGCTGTCATCTATCAATATAGAGAGAGATTTAAAGGTTTCCATAGGGTCAGTCAGTCCAGTGTTTGAGAACGATCCACAGAGTGAAACTACGAAGAGATCTATCATTTGTGATATCTCTTTGACAGTTGAGGGTTGGTTATATGGTTCTCAGGATACCTTTAAGATTATCAAATACATAGACTCAAAATACTATATAGATCAATCTTCGGAGCTTGGAACTTCTGCTGTTGATGTTTCTTATTATTCAACTTCCGGAATTGGAGTGACTTCGGCTGGAAAACCTATTACCTCAGCAATTCCAGATTCTTCTGTTTATAGTTTTTCAGGAGAATCTGAAAATAGTAATCTATATTGGTTTACTTCAGCTACAAATTATGATATTTAAAAGGAAATAAGAAATGAGATTTAAAATATTTTTAGAAGAACATAAAATAAATATGAAGGATAAGAAAGTAATAAATATTGTTAATCATATTAAGACTCTATTAAATTTTGATATATCTCCTTTTATAACATATACAAAGAAAAATCATTTTAACATTGATTGTAGTAAAATACCATATAATGTTCGTGTAAATATTAAAAGAATTGGATATCAATATGGAAAATATAGAACAGAAGATAATGGAGTTTCTGGAATGGCAATAATTTATAAAAAATAGATAAAAATTATTTAGAAGAACAAATTGAAAATTATGATGAACCTGTAATTATAACAATTAAAGTTCCAAAAGGAACTAATTTTACTCGAACAAAATTTCATGATGATTTTGAATCTGAAATTTTGTTTGAAAGAAATTTAACTTTAAAAAAAATCAAAGAAAATTATTATGAAATTCAAAATAGGAAATAAAAAATGAATTTTAAAGAATATTTAAATGAAAGTAAACTCGATGATATGGATAAAATTGAGATCTATTGTCGAGATAGAGAAAATAGTTTAGTCAAAATTTTATCAGCCATAGCAGAAAGAGGTAATGTTGGTCATTCTTTTGAAATTATCATAGATCCTGATGATCAACCTATTAAGATTGGTTGGGATGGTGATGGTTCTGATTATATCAGGAAAATTATCAAAAATGGTAAAGTTGAAAGGTAAGAAATCTTTATGGAAGAACCAAAACTCAACTCACTTGAAAAGATGTCTCAATCATTAGGAACTACTTATACTCCTGATGTTAAAAATGAAATAGCTGAGATTAAAAAAGAGACAAAAAGTTTAACCAAAAAAGTCAATCAACCTGAGCTTAAAGATAAAGAATATATTGTTGAACAATTTAAAAATATAGTTGCTCGAGCCTCACATTCTTTACAAGTTTTGGCTGAAGATATTAAGATTGGTTGTAATAATGGATCACATCTTGCGATGGCTGAATTAGTCAAAGCAGCCACAGGAACGTTAAAGGAACTTTTTGTTGTAAATAAAATGATCTATGAGACTGAATTGATGGAGCAACAAGCAGATCCTGAGACATCAAAAGAAACTGAAGATAAAAAATTCATGTTGACTTCTACTGATTTAAGAAATATGATAAAGATGGCCAAAGAAGAAGCAGATATGAATAGAATAGATACCAGCTTTACGATAGAAAATGATAAAGAGACTAAGGATTAACTTATATAAAATTTATATCAAAGTTTATTTTAAAATAAATTTCACCTGAACTTAATTTTTCAATAGAAATTTCTATTTATTTCTAAAATGATCAATTATAATTCTTTTAACTTCTTTTTCTGACAAGACTTATTAAAGCAATACCAATTGAAAAAGAGAAATTTTGTTGAATATGAAAATGATTAAATATTGTATGACAAATTAAACTTATTCCAAATACACAAATTAAATAAATTAAAAATAATATTATTTCTTTTCTAATGTTTTAGTTTTAATAATATCATAAAATTTCATCAATGGTCCTATTCCTGGAAAGAATTCTAAATCTTCACCCTTCCACCACTTATAGAATTCATTTAAAACTTGACAAAACTCTGGAAATTCTTGTTTAGGTTTTTCCATGTTCTTTCTCCAGATCCATTTTAATTGCAACAGTATCCCAAGCAGCAGCTATTTGATTACACATTTGACTACAACCACAAAAACTTGAAATATGTTTTCTAAGATCTTCTCCAGTAAACCATTTAACCACTTCACTCCATTTTATAACTTCAATTAAATCTTCTTCTTTTCTTTCTTCATCACACCTATTAATCTTATTCATCAATTTATAGGTGATTTCATAGATTATAAGAGTTCTTTGAATTTTTGATTCATCTAAGTGGTAAAAAATTATGATATAATGAAAAATTTTTGAAAAGAAATAATCCATAATTAAATTATTAAGACTTGGAATAACTCTAATGTTATATGGAGATCTCTTTGTTCTTTCAAAATGACTTTGAATGTATATTAAGTCATCTATTAAATTTCTTGAATCTTGAATAATTTTTAAATAATCATCATGAGAAATATATTTCTTTTGAAATTCACTTAATTTTTCATCAAATGTTTTATTCATTTTATTTATCCCCCTAAAAATTAAAGTGCTCAGGGCCGGAATCGAACCGGCACGATCAAAATTGATCAACGGATTTTAAGTCCGTTGTGTCTACCTATTCCACCACCTGAGCGTCAATTACCACTCCAAGTTAAAATATTTTTTCATAAGTTCTTTGGTTGAGAGAGTCTTCAGATCTATCTTCAAGTTCAGACATTCATCTTCTGTAATGGCATGAGTTCTTTCAGGTCTTCCGGTTAAAAATTTAATCTTTTTCACACCCGATTCCCAACCTGAAAAAGTATATGTAGCAAAATGTGGTTTTTTGGGGCTCATTTTTAACTCATTTTTAATATAATAATTTTAACCCTTTAAGGCTGAAATTTTTTTGTTTTATATTCATCCAACTCAGTTGTCGCAAATTCTTGAAGCTCTTTCTGTTTCTGTTCGTATTTTGAATCATAAAATTTGAAGATTGGAATGATGATCTCTATTCCATTGATTATTCTTTTTTCCCATTTATCAAATTTCCCAATAGTAGCGATTTTAGAACCATGGATGTAGATATCAGAAGCAATTATTTCATCTTTGGTATATATGTGAATGAAATGTTTTATCCGTCCTACGGTATAAGCCTCACACCAACTAAATCTATTCATCTTGACATCTCCTTAATAATAAATTTATTTTTTAAAAAGTTCCAAATCGGATAAAAAATTCCGTATAACCACCGCTCATCATTTCAGGAATTTTAATATATACCATCGCAGGAACTATAGGATGAGCGCACATGTGCCTAATTCCTGCATTAAATTTATTTTTTTCATATCCAAGTGAAAAATTAAAATATCCAGCGAAAGGAGTAAAACTAAAAGAATTTTTATTAGCCCACATTGGAATTTTTGAATTTCCTTTTATATAAAAATTAAAACAATTAAATCCTATTGAAACATCTGTATAAAAAGTTAAATTATAATTTATTTTATCTTTACGTTCAGTTAAGGAATATAAATAAACTACACCTTCAGTAATGTAACCTATCTCTAATCCATATAAAAAGTGACATTTCGAAGAATCTGAAAATAGAGATGGTGGTTTAGAGTGACTTGTTATTGTGAGGATAAGAATTAAACCTAATGATTTAAATGTCTTTTCCATTTTTATTCTACCTCCACATATTCTTGAATGATCTGAAGAACTTCATCATAGCTTCCAGCAGAAAAACAACGATCTTGCATCTTTTTGGCCTCTTCATTGAGTCCAGAAGATTTAAGAGTCTTAGAAACTTTACCAATGATAGCAAAAACGTTGCCGTCAGTTCCTATCAATTTGCAGGTTGGTTTGGTTGGTTTATTCATTATTCATATCTCCTTTATAATTAAATGTGTGCTTTTATTTGCATCATCAAACCAGAACATTTCCATATTTGATTCTGTCATAAAGCCATCCAGAATACTCTCTCTTCTGCCTACGGGATAGATTTCTCCGTATTTCTGAATGGCTTCTAAGATCATTTGAGTTTTCTGCATTTTTGCATTCTTTCTGATTTATATTTTTCTTACAATATAATCACCAAGAACAAAAGATCCATCTGCTTTTTCTTCACCATTAATAAGAGCTTCTCCAAAAATTTCACCAAAAAGGTCAATATCACCTTCAGAAAGAAAAAGAGCAATAGCTTCTTCTGGATCTCTTGCTTTTAAAAATTCACCATCACCTGGGTGTTTCCCCATTATAGAATAAGTTTCTTTTACTGCCATTTTTTAATCTTCTTTAATTGTGTTTCAATCTACATGTAATAATAAAATATTTTTATAATTTCTTATAAATAATTAGGATAGAAGGACATGGAGATTGCAACTTCTTTCTTCTGCCTTACCAGTTGATTACTTCTATCAAAATTTTATCACTTAACTGTAAGGAGTTTTGAAAGATAATCCAAATGTAAAATGGAGTGAAGAACGAAAACAAATTCATCGTGATTTAATGATTCAATATCATAAAGATAATCCAAATGTTGGAAAAGAAAAAATGAATTATGCTCGAAACTTTGCTTATACTGATGAAGCAAATAATAAAAAGAAAGAAACACTTTTTAAACATTATGGTGTTATTGAATATTTTAAAAAAAGTAGCTGGAAATGAGTTTCTATCCAGTAAAGGGTTTGTCGTTAATCCAGTAAAGATCAGTTGTGGCTTTACAAAATCTTTAAATTTATAAAGATTTGTATCAAAGATATACGATATGTTTAAGTCAAATCCACTATTAAGATCTGCTAATGAAATTGTCCCATACACTAAGGAACAAATAGCAGAAACATTTCTTTGTGAACAAGATATTATTCATTTTGCAGAAAATTATGTTAAAATTGTTACTATTGATAGAGGAATAGAGACAATTAAATTATGGGATTTTCAGAAAAGATTAATTTTAAATCTTCATAAACCACCAGAAGGAAAACGACATAATATTATTTTAGCTTCTAGACAGGTAGGAAAGTCAACCATTTGTCGTGTAAAATTACTTCACTATATTCTTTTTAATAATGATAAAACTGTTGCAATTCTGGCAAATAAAGAAAAAACAGCCAGGAAATTAATGAAGGAATTAAAAGATGCATATCAAAGACTTCCATATTGGCTTCAGGTTGGTGTAAAATCGTGGAATTCAGATTCAATTGAACTCGAAAATGGAATGACTGTTATTTGTAGTTCAACAGCAAGTTCTGCTATACGTTCATATTCTATAAGTTTACTCTTTTTAGATGAATTTGCTTTTGTTCCGGATAATATTGCCACAGAATTTATGAGTTCTGTTTATCCTACAATTTCTTCTGGTAAAACTTCACAGATAGTAATTGTGAGCACGCCCAACGGTATGAATAATTTCTTTAATATGTGGCAAAATGCAAATCAAGACCCTGATAATGAATTCCATCCTATTAAAATTAAATGGAATGAAGTGCCTGGCAGAGATGAGAATTTTAAAAAGAAAACAATTGCAAACTTACCTAAGGGAATAATTCAGTGGAATCAGGAATATGGATGCCGGTTCATCGGCAGTACTAATAACCTTGTAGATCCTGATATTTTAGAAAATATTAAAACAGATAAACCAATTGCTTTAAAATTTAACGATAGATTATTAATATATAAATTTCCAGAAAAAGGAAAGGAATATATCTTAGGAATAGATACAGCATCAGGAACTGGATTAGATTATTCGGTAATTCAAGTTTTAGAGATTAATGGAGATTGTGATTTAGATCAAGTTGCTGTATTTAGAGATAATAAAATAGAAATAAATGAATTTGCTGAGGTTTGTGTAGCTGTTTCTGAATATTATAATAATGGTCAAATGATGGTTGAAAATGATGGTGTAGGGCAAGCGTTAACAAATGCAATATTTTATAATCATGAAAATGAAAATCTGATTAACCTTGATCCAAAAGGACTTGGAATTAATGCTAATAAAAAGACAAAATCAGAGGCTTGTACAAACTTAAAGAAATATGTTGAAGAAAAATGGTTAAAAATTCGTGATCAAACAACTCTTTATGAATTATCAAGATTTATTGAGATTAGAAAAAATGTCTTTCAATGTCAAGAAAAAGATGGACATGATGATACAGTTTCGGCATTATATTGGGCTGTTTATTACTTAAAGACACCTTATTATGATCCTAAGAGTAATAGAAGAGCTAATGTTTCAAAAGAATATGATTTAAATAAAGAAACAGAAGAACCACCAGTGATCATCTTTGATGAAGGTGATAGTTCTTCTATTGAGGTGAATGATTTTAATTATTCTCTTCTTCTTTAACTTCTGTCTTTCTATTTATTTTATAAAAACAGTCCTTTACTTCCCAAGCAAGATGTCCTAACATGGCAAGAATTTCTTCAACACCCTTGTAACCATATTTTTCAATATAAGATTCAAGTCTGGCATCAATACTAAAATCAATCTCTCCAATATGATGAAGTCCCGTATCATCATCGGCGTGATAACAAATTGAAAGTAGTTCTGTTCTTTCTGACATAAAATTATCCCTTCTGACAAATTTCTTTTCCAATTCGTCTTTTACGTTCTCAATATAATTGTTGGATCATTTTTACAAAAATACATATCATATTTTTTTATCTTTTGATTGACCTAAAAAGATACAATTTATGGTATATCATTAGTTATCTTCATTTTATTTCCTTTTTTATCAGTTTGATATTAATCACAGCACAAGCAGGGCAATTCTCTGCTATTAGCAGTGATCTAAGATTAGTTTTTTTACTTGTTCCTGTTACGTTTATTCTCTTAATACCCTTATCATGTTTAAGAGTTATTCTGTGAGTATATAGAGTCATGGTTGTTATTCCTTTATTGGTTGCGGGTTATAATCAGTACCAAAAACGTCATCAGTACCGTAATACTGAACCATGTCATATACACAACATGGAAAAGATTCTATCCAAGTATCAAAAGGTTGTCCAGTGAAAGATTCTATTGTGGATTTTTCAGCCCAATCATCAAACATGGATAACAGGTCTTGTTTTGATAGATAAGCTGAACCGAATAGCTTATTACCTTCATTGTCGGTTGTGTGAGTATCATATATGAAGTAATATTCATCCGATTTGCAATATTTATTTTTGTGCCATATCAATCCGTAATCGAATAAGGATACTTCTAAAGATCCATCAACACCTTTATAGTCTTTATAATCTGATAGTTTTTTCATGATTATTACTCCTTTTTGAAGTTTTTCAAAGTGTTTTTATTCTTATTCATAATAAATGACAGTATGCACTGTCTCTGACTTTCAATGCTTCGGGCAAATAGCCCATATAGATAGCTTCGTATGCTTCTAATGGGCTTATTGTTCCTCGGCTGACAGCATCAGCCAAGTGAATCCAGGGTGTAGCACCCGGACCAGAATTTTTCTTTGCCATTTCCATGCATTTATCATAGAGTTCATCACTAACTAAATGATGCTGTACTGGCGGAATCTTTTTAGAAATCTTAATTACTTCTTTTTTCCACCATACCATTTTTATTTCTCCTGTTGATTGTTTAGGTTAGGTAATGTACTTGGATCTCGGTCACATTACAACCGATATCAGATAGACAATTCTTGTGCGAAAAATAACTTATATCCTCATAATCAATAATATAACTTGTTGCTCCATACTCTATTCTATATTGCTCCAAGCTTTTTATAAATTCATTAAAACAACTTTTGTCTTCTTCATCTATTACCGGATCATTGTTAATCAGCGCCGGCAATAGATGACTCGGAAATCGATATTCGTGAGTCTCTATTAAAGTCATAATAGACTCCTTTTTGATTGAATTGTTTTTTAACCTACAATAATAATATAATAAAATTTTGTCTGAGGTAATAAATTTTTTTTATAAAAAATATAAATATTTTTAAAAAAACCTTATCTTATCATAAAAATCATGAGATTTAAACATTTTTTAACTTAAAATATCATTCTACCAGATGAAAGTATCATCAATACAGTCATCTCACATTTAATTTCAGTTAGATTAAGGCATAAATCATTA